CCAATCAATATGCTTCCCCGCCGTGTTGGCGTGCTCTTCCTTACTCTGACATGGCAGAACAACGCAGTAGGTCGGCAGTCCAGTCATGGCACAGAGGGTTGATACAAGGGCGCTGTCCACACCACCTGATACGCCAAGCACAAAAGCTTTGCGGTTGTTGGTTTCAGCATAGTTTTTCAACCATGCTACGATTTCATTTGCTAGTGTTTTCATATGTTTAGTGAATGTTTAAGTTCTTGGTTCTTTTGGTCACGCCGAACAGCTTCATGGTCGTTTCCATATCGGCCACGGCTTCCTCTTGCGTATCAAATTCTCGGGCACTCTTAATCATGGCATTGGCAAAAATGCCCTCAGTGAACCACACGGGGCAGTTCCAATCCCACTTGTTGTCAAGCCGATGGGTATAGCACTTGCGGTAGCCAACAATCTTCGGGGCTTTCTTCTTGCGGAGGTACACCCACCCACCAAAGACCGAGGGACAATAGTATCGGTATCTGTCTTCCATCTTGTGCTTCATGTGACAGTATCGGCACTGGACGGTCTTGATTGTGCGTAGTGGTTTCATACTATTCCCAATTCACGTTTAGCTAACTCAATGGCTTCCGAATTGCCTGTGTGCTTACCGAGGTCATCTGACAATTTTATTACGTTTATTTCTCCATGCCCAAAGTTAGCAGTGACTAACTTGATGACCATGTTTAGAGGTTTGCACCCCACGTCGTTACTGAAATGAGTACCAATACCTCCGCAGGGTTGGGCAAATTGACGGAAATATCGGTCAATAGCAACATATTTGTCAGTATCCAGTGCATTGCTGAATACAAACCGTTTGTTAGATGACGCAATCCCAAGTTTCTTGTAGTGAGCCAGCATATCATTGCCCCACTTATACTCATCCCCGCTATCTTGACGGGCACCATCAAATAGTCGGGCTTCATAACTACCAAAGTCACGGAGGAATGCATCCGTTGTGAATGTGTCAGTAAGAGCTACCCCAACATTGCCCTCATAGTGTTTGCTCCAATGCTTCATCCACATTTTGTTTGCCATGCGAACGCCATACAAAGCAGAGATACCCATCGGACCCTGATGTGAATAAGTGCCATGCGAAATAATACCATACTTCATGGCAAGAAACATATTGCTTGTTCCAAGAAATCCCTTATAGTCCTTCATCATCTCAACTAATTTATCTTGGACTTCAAGTGAGAACCTACGCCGAGTCCCGAAGTCAATCCAGTGGCAACCCGTTTGACTCAACTTAGAAGCTTTCTCATAGATACGAGTTTTCCATTGGGAGTCTGTAGTCTGTCCCGTCAGGCGGAAATACAATTCCGAGATAACAGCCATCAAACATACTTCCCAGAAGATAGTACGATACCAATATCCGCTAATGTGGATTTTTAGAATGCCACCTTCTTGTGTAATAGTAACTTCGTGGGGGTCAAGTTGGTATGAAGAGAGCCATTCAATGTAGGTGCGCCGGAGAAATGGAATAGTGTGAAGCCACGCTTGTTCTTCCGCCGTAAGCCGAAGTTTGCTCAGATGAACAAGTTGTTCTCGCAATGCATCGGCAAACCCCACGGGGAAATCTGTCTTTCCTCGGTTGAAGAAATCAAATGCTACAACCGCTTCGGGGAAATCGTGGAATACCAATTGCCCCACCGTCAGCGTATAGAGGTCGTTATCCAGAATACTCGTTATAATCGGCAATTCAATTTTCATTGTAACCATTATACCCCACAATTATAAAATGTCAAGGGGCGTTTTTTGGAGTATAAACCATATCAGAAACGAGCGTTTTGTCACTATTCCATATTACAACTCGCATAATATAACCCGAAGAAAGAGACCCCGCAATTTTAGCTATATTCATATCCAATTTGCTTTTCCACGTCCATGTTGATTTGGTTTCTACTATTGTATTAGTACTTGGTATGTAGCAGTCGGGTAAATATCTACTGAATGAGCCAGACCAATTGTAATTTATTACCGGACGTTGAGTTCCTTTGATGACAATATCGGTCGGGGAAACAGAAGCAGATAGTAAATAATCCAGAGTCCAAGGCTCATATCCTTGGACCCACTCGGTTCTTCCATCGGGGAATGTATATGGTTTTCGTTTGTATTGGTTATTACCATTTTGTCGCAGCAGTCCATCATTATTCTTGCGTTTAGTTTCTGATATTTTTCTTCGTTTTTCGGGAGGACAAGGTATTTGATGTTTTCCTTTTCCCGTCGCACTTAGTTTGGCTCGGGTAGTGCTTGATGGAGATTTTCCAAATGACGGATTATTAGTACCGTTCTTAGCACAACTATTACATTTTGTTTGCTGTCGTAATTTGTTGATGCAGGCGGAATAAGACCAATAGGTCTGAGGGTTAGAACAGACGGGGCATTTTTTACACCATCTACCATCGGAGGATTGCCATATCAGTCCATTTAGGACCAATTCATTCTTTATACTTTTCATACTATCTGTGCCTTATAGGATGACGAACAATACTCTATACCATTGAACTATTAGTTGGCACAGATAGCTGGTATGTGGTGAGTATTGTTCGCCGAAATCCAATGTTATCTGTGCCAAGAATAAATATCATTGGGGCAACAAAAACAACCAACTATTTGTCAAATGGAAGTTGCAATCTGTCAATTAGGCGGGCCGAGGGTGGGTTATTCAGGCTTTTCTTGCGGTCCCCATACCAACGGTTATTGCGGAACCACGGTTTGAAGTCTACTCTGCATAGCTTCCGACCTAACCGTTTCTCAAAGCATTCGAGACAGATAATGTCCTCTCGTTTTTTAGAGGGTATGGTAAGTATCCATAACCCATCAGTGACATAGAAGTCTTCTCCCATGTCCCATGGCCTGCACCGACAATCTGTACACTTAAGGGCGTGCATAGCCTCGAACAAGTTTACGGTTAGTCTTCTTCACTAGATTGTAGCCCTTCTTGGTCTTCACCAACCGACGGAGGATGCATGTTGCCGTGGCATCACACCCCTCGATAATGGGGCTCCCACCCTTGACATGGGTATAACCCAATTGTATTGCCGTTAGTTCGAGAGACCGGGCAGCACGAAATAATTGATTCATTGCCCAATTCAGCAACTCCTGATTGGTCAGAGTTTCATTGTCCTTTATGATTCGTTTTTGTGTAGCATTCATGTTTGATTTCGATTGGCTTTCCGTCTGGGTTCACCGGGAACACCGTAATATCTGCCCTCACCCTCGGGTCTTTACTCTCACCAAGCCATTCACTCTCAAGATAATTGGAGACCTTTGCACAACACGCATCAATTGTTTTTGTCGTTGCAAAATAGGTGTCCGTCACCACTTTGGCAGTGACTTCATGCCCTCGGCACTTCGTTACCTTGATTGAGAGAACTTTCATTTTCGTTTTAATTGGTGAAAGCTATTCCCGTTGACAAAAAATATGCCATCGGATGTAGCAAACAGTCTCATAGTAGCATCGAATGGTGGGTCTGTCAATGTTTCTGCTTGGGAAGCACTGGCAAATAATTCCAGCTCATCTGGATTAGACAAAAGGATACATAGGCCATTGTCCATCACAGTAAAGTTGATAGTGTCGTAAGCAATGTCTTCGGTCTTGCGAACGTCACAAGAATCGAACGCCTTGTTGAAGATGATAATGATGCGGTCGAACTTGCCCTTTTTCTCGCCGACCACCACCACCATATTCTTCTCGGCCTTGGCGTCCACAATACGGTATCCATCCAACTGAGGGATATGCTTACTGAAACAGCTACCAAGCTTGTATGGAAGCGTTAGGTATATCTTACCAAGTAGGTCTTGGAGCACACACCCGTCGTACATCTTGGCAGATATAGTAGAGAGGTTCTCTATCTCTTTGGCACGGTGTACCATCTTGTTACCGAATGCTGTGAAGGAGTTCTCCAACAGCTTACCCTTGCCAATCGTATAGACGGCATTGTTGCGGGCAAACATTTCAGTACTCTGTGCCGTACCCACCGGGTCCGCTTGAGTAAGAATGCGAAAGTTAATCTTGTTGCTGTTCTCTTGTTGTGCTGTTACCAGCGTGCCATCTGAGGCAGCTATGAGCAATATCTTCTTGGCACTATGTCTGCCAATCTCTTTGGTATTGGCATATATGTGTCCTTTAGTAGCGACGTAATATGTGCCCATACTTGTGCATACAGCCATAATATGGTCCACATATGAAGCAATTTGGTCCACCGTTAGTTTGTCAGTGCCCTTGAGGGTGACAATCTGAGTAGGCACCAATAGCGGAACGCTCGAATCGGGCAAAGGCGGAATACCACGCTCACCATTGAGGAACACACGCTTGAAGTAGTCCAAGTGACGAGCGGGAATGACTTTGAAGTCATTAACGCACGGAGGTACGCCCACGCCCGGGTGGAAGACGCTTATGCCATCATCCATCTGTTTGGCTTTCTCATTGGGTTTGTATTTGGCATGACGCCCACGGTATGGGTGGATATTAACATAAACTTGAAAAACCAATATGGCCCAAGAAAACCAATCGGTGCCTACATCTGGATTGTAATGAAGCACCCCACCTTTATCTGTAACCGATGCCTTTCTATCTCGGATACTGTCCATCACCGCCGTTGCTTTGAAAGATGGGGTAGCATAACTATCAGTATCAATATAGAATGGGGTCAAACATGTTGGGGACATTCTTACCAATACATTCAATTCGTTGTAGTCAACAATAAGACATCGAGCGGCGTGAACAGCAGTAGTGACTAACTGCATTTCTTTAACCAGTCGATTGACCATTTGAAAATCAATGCTATTATCAGTTTTGAATGTTTTTGTGAATAGTTTCAAAAGTGGTTCCACATTGTCCACAAATTTGGTTGTGTACCCTAACGGACTTCCATTCGATGCGTCATAGATTATTTCTTGGGGAATGACAATGTGAGTATCAGAAATGACCCCAAGTTCTTGCATTTTTTTTGTGGGAAGCATTTTAGACTTCGGGTCATGATATAGTTTATAAACCATTCCACTATTAACATATATCTCGCCCTCCCCTCCCGCAGCAAAGTACTGTTTATCAGTTAATGTAACTACCCCACCAGAACCTATTTTTACTTTTTTTGTCATAAATCGTTTTGGCTTTATATTTATTCGTATATGCAACCAGAATTAACTCGTAGATGCACCGACTGTAAACTCGTTAAGTCCATCGAATGTTTTTATCGAGACAAATCTAATAAGAATATGGGGCGAAGCTATAGCTGTAAACAATGTGCGATGGATTATCAGCGCAAATACAACAGAGCGAATCGGTCCAAAGTAACGGATGCATCTCGTTTGAAACGACAACACATTAAAGAGGTTTTGATTTCTGAACATGGAGGAAAATGTCATATTTGTGGGTACAATCGCTATCAGGGAGCATTGGCGTTCCATCATAAAGACCCATCTCAAAAAGATTTCCATGTCAGTCAGACCGGCATTAACAAGGCAAGAGAGGAAGCCAAAAAGTGCCTTCTTCTCTGTAAAAATTGTCATGATGAAGTTCATGCAGGTGTCACTCTTATACCACAATAATCATTCGACAAACCTTTCATTGTCTTTGGGCCAATTCTTTAGCTTATCTTCGGCCACCCTTCGCCACTTCAATCCCACCTTGGTCTTGTACCACCGTGGACCATACTGAGAAAGTAGACTCCAGAAATGCCCCGAACCAGCACGTCTGTACCATCGCATCCATTCATTCCGCTCTGCTTTGGTCTTAAACTGTAGGGTGACTTGTCGGCTCTTATCCAGTATGTCTTGAGGATGTGGTGTCTTTTTCATACAATGATAGATGCTACGGAAATGTCGTCTGAATGTGTGATACCTTCCTTCAAACATTTCCTTTTAAAGGCGGAAATCCTTCGTAATACAAACTCACCCTCGAAGGTCTTGTAACTGGTGAACTCTTCAATCAAGTCAGTCCATTGAATAGAGTCATTATTGGCTTTTCGAAAGCTATTGATACCATCCGATATGACAGAAATGACATCGCCATCATTCACCGTTGTATCGTATATGAATGGGTCGAAGGGATGGTAGTCTCCTGTTCGGCTGGTATCCAGTTTACCTTCGCTGAAAATGGCGATTTCTTTTACATTGTCCTCAAGCTTATCATAGGCTTGTCGGCGTAACGGATCAAGCTGGTACGACAGATAGTCGGGTGCCCCACTAGAGAGTTGTACATGGACAGCCACAATGCCGTCTTTCTTACGATGGACCATCACCCCATCGCCGTACATATACACAACCAGATGCTTATTGACGATAGCCGCCACTAGCAAGGTAGCATCAAGGAACTGCGGGGAAAGGTATGGAAATACATCAATCACCCGTTGAGCATTGACGATAGCTTTCTTTGCATCGAAATCCAGCACGTTGGGATTAAGCCGTATCTCTCGCTTGGCAGACATAGCCAAACATCGGGCACCAAAGTCCACTTCGGGAGAGGCAGAACAGCCATCCGATAAGATAGCATATGTAATGGTAGGTCCATAATAGGCGAGAGCATAGTCCTCGCATACAATGTGGTCCTTACCTATACTGAATGTGCTATTAGCGTTCATATCAAAAATTCCATCGGTTATTGTATTGCATCTTGATTAAGATGAACCTTAGCTTGCTAAATCGTCTAGGTATCAGCTTCAACAAGATTTCTGCAATGCGGTTTCTCAGTGTCATTTATAAATCAAAAAATTCTGTTTTATCCGGTGTTGGCGGTAATTTAACTTCAATCGTTAGATCACACTCGGGGCATTTCACATAATGAAATGGGTCGCTGTAACTATGATCCGAATCAACTTTTACATCACCCGTCGTCCATTGAAACTTACATCCACAACGGAGGCAGTACGTAATAAACGGGTTGTGTTTTCCAGATTCGAGTATTTTCATTTGTTCTTCTGTATTTGGCCAATGATTTGGCTAGTTGACTCGAATTTCATTACATCTGGAATAATGATAACTTCCGACTTCAAGGGATTGATGACATCCTCGGGCTTGAAATTGGTATTCTTAAATAGACGTGTGGGGAAGAAGGCATAAATGGCCCGCTCCCAGTCTTCAAGGCTTCCCATGATGAATGTGATGTTAACGCATTCCAGCGCATTCACAATCGTTACTCGGTCATGCTCGGGTATGACGGGGCGTCCTGGTCCTTTGGTCTTGGCCACGAAGTCATCGCAGTCCACGCCTACAATGAGGAAGTCGCACATACGTCGGCACTTCTGTAGGTAAGACAGGTGTAGAGAGTGGAATAGATCAAAGCATCCCGAAGTCAACCCAATGGTTGGATGATGCGTCTTCTGGGGGTCTTCGAAAGAGATTATATCTCTATCTTTACTTCTTATATCTATGAGCATAAGGTAACTCTTTCAGTAGTTTGAGACGTTGGGCCAGATACCAGAGACCACCTTGGGCCTCGGGCCTTTGAAGACGTTGGACCAGCATTATCTGTACGAGGCACCATATGCGGCTTTCTTTGGAAAGGTGGGGTGCCACGGGTTTTGAACAGCAGTGCCATCCCGGGCGGAAAGCGTAGCCCTTGGTTCTATGGGCCTCGGCACGGAGCCAGATGTCAGGAACAATGACTTGCTTCCTATTGATAAACAACGGGCCAAGAGTGCCATCTTTCCGCTTACGGAATAGCTTGTAAGCTATCATTTGGCAGATTGATGTTGACAGACACTTTGGCACAAAGAAAGGAATTCTGATTGTGGCATATCCCACTTCATGTTGTTTATACTCGTGTGTACCCACTGGACATTATCAAGTGTGTATCCCCCGCCGGAATCTATCCTATCCAGCGAAGCAGTTCCCTTCTGTCTGCCGTGATTGGCACCGAATACTAACGGGAGACCCGATAAAGTACACCTTCGATTCTGCGTCAAAAACAGGTTCCATACTTGTTGGATAGTTACTCCAAATGGAATCTTTCGCACTCGGGCATTGGAGATAATGGAGTTGAAAAACTTCATAGATATTTCTTTGTGGCCCTTCCAACTCTTATGAATCTCGCCACATTGATATTGTAAGCATCCACAAGATTTGATGTGACCATTTCTCAAATGGCATCCCTGAATAACTTTCGTTTTCCCACAGGCACAGCGGCACTCCCACATGGTTTGTTTATTACGATTCGCAACTCGGCGTATTACCGTCAGTTTTCTGAACTCTCGTCCTGTTAAATCAATCAAGTTTCTCATAGTTATTTATCCTTACGTTGGGTTGTTAAGACCACGTAAGGATAAATATTGGTTGGAACCACTAAAACTTGAAGTTTGTTAGTGGGGCGCTTGCTTTTCCAGTACCCAAGGCGCTGCTCGTGGAACTGATGGACTGACTTACAAACTCGGCGAGTTTGGCGATTTTCCCGGGGGTTGCATTTCCTATACTTATGTACTGGTCGCATCCCGCTTCGTCCTTGACGGTCTGGAGATAGGTATTCAAAGTAACGTTGTCGTTGGTCACACCTACGAGAATCGTAAGCAAACTCTCCAGGTTCTCAGCCCTACGGACTGCTTCCAGAGATTTCTTGACCACACCGGCGTCAGCAGCGAGGTCGCCGCTATTGATTGCGCCACAATTGCCCTCACCATCAGTAATGACAGCCACGATGCCGTTCACCAAGAAGTCTTGGCTAGTAAGCTGTTTGCCGTAGGTGCCCGTCGCTTGAATGGCATCGTCACACGCTTCAAACAATGCTGTGCTACCACCGATTTGGAGAATGCTATCATAATCCTTTTCGAGAATGGTATTCAGAAGTTTGAAGCCATGCAACTCCGTCACCACGGACGAGAATTGAACGACACGGAGCAGAAGGTTATCCTTGCGAGGCGACTTGTCGCAAGCCTTGAAGATGGTCTTCAATGCCTGTTCAAGCTGGGTCGCAAAGCCCATGACTGAGCTACTGGTGTCCACAACGATTGTGGCCAGAGTGTATTCCGAGGCACCAAGGTCTTTAATCTTGGCGGCCGAGAATTTGTATCCTGAACCTGCGTTCAAGGATTCGAGGTTTTTTGATAGTAGGCTCATATGTAACTATGCCTTTCTTTGGATGTTGCCCCCGCCATGAGGGCGGGGGCTATTGTGTGTAACTTACCAGTCTTTGGTATTGGTGGTCTTCATGCCCTTTTTGACCAGCTCTCGCACGAAGTCTTGCCCCATCTTCTCGAAGCCGCCCACGTTGCTGGACGTGTCTTCAAGGAGGGTGAATTTGGAGACTTGGCTATCGCCAAACTCCGTCGCCACGTCCCGGATGCTGTTTGCAACACAGTGCGAGAGTGCCTCGCCCGTGATAAGGATTTCATCGGCTTCTTGCAGAAGGTCAATGAGTCCCGCATTCAGTTTCGTTGACGTGTCGTCGTCATCCGGTACGTCGGCTTTGACAGCCGAGTAGTGTTCCGTAAACAAATTCGAGCCTTTGGCTACGAAGTTGATGCGGTTGAAGTCCTTCTCCCACTCGTAGAGAGCGGCGGCGACTTCGGGCACGATGGCGTGACCCCACGTTCCAATGAGACAGTGAGGGGGCCAGATGCAGAGGACGTAACGCCCGTTTTTCTTGAGGGTGTCCACGTAGCTCTGGGCCTTGCCCTGCCATTTCGGATTGTATGCACTCCACACACCGTTCTTCACGTCATCATCAGTGATAAGCGTGAACGGGTTGGGACGGTCGCCTTTGGAATTCTTCCAGAAGGCGGGATGGGCGATATGCACATATTGGTGTGAATCAAGTGTGCAGTGGATTTGTTCCAGACGGCCTTTATTCTTGGAGATAAATTTCCCCAGTCGGGCCATGTCTTGGTCTGCCCCGGCGACTACCAGCGCACCCTTCTCCCCACCCGGGCCGAGGGGGATACAGAAGTCATTCTGGCAATCTATGGAAATAAGGTGAACTTTGCGTGTACTCATAACTATTTATTGTTGTATGTTAACTAACTCCGAACTTGATTTCATTCGGCAGAACTACCAAACTCTTGGTGGAACTGATTGTGCGAGAAAACTTAATCGCTCTCGCCATGCCGTTGTAACAAATGCCAAGGCAATGGGTCTTGGCCTTACACACGAACATCGCTCCAACATTATGAAGCGCAAATTGGACAAACCATTTGACAAACGGAATGTTAATCCATCTCCCTTTATTTTCCCAGAACAGATGGATAAAGTCAATGCCTATCTTCTCGGATTTATTTGGGCAGATGGGCATGTTTCTTTCAGACATTCTGCCTGTAGAATTGAGGCTAGATTTGTAACTGACGATGCTCCAGACATTCTGCCATTGTTTCGTAAGACAGGCAAATGGGGAGAATATACAGCTACCCCGCCCGGATGTCGAGAAGCAACTGTTGTCTCCACCAATAATCGCCCTCTCGCAGAGTTTCTGAATAGTATGGATTATATCACGAAATCGTCCGCAGCAGCATCCAAAATACTGAACCTTATTCCCGAACATCTCCGCCGGTACTGGTGGATTGGATGTATGGACGGTGATGGTTGCTTTTCTTTCGGGAAAGTGGGTCAAGAAATCGGAATACATTCGTCTTACGAACAAGACTGGACTCACTTCGAGCAACTCGCCCATCAACTTGGAATTGACTATCATATTGAACGGCGAATTGCAAAACGAGGAAAGTCCTCGGCAATCCGAATTGTCAAAAAAGAAAGTTGTTCCAAGTTTATTCATTATCTATATCCCACTGGCTACGAATTTGGTCTTCATCGCAAGCATCAGAAAGCCACGCAAATGCTTGAGCGTTGCGAAAGCACTCACATCATTTGTCCCCACTGTGAAAGGGACATTTATCTTCTGAGTCCTGATGATGTAACGTGTTCGCATTGTAAAAAAGGTATATGTATCAATAATTTTGTCAAGTCCAGAATTAAGGCAAGCGTAATATCTCGTTCTTGAAGTAGTCGTTCAACATCGAGAGCAGAGGGCGATGCATAGGCATTATCTCCCCTTCGTTTATTGCTCCAAATTGTGCCCATCGGACAAACTTAATGTCGTCCTTGGCTTTCGGCTCACCGCCGATGTACCGCATTACATATAGGAACGTGAGTATCTTGTCTTGCTCACGGCGGTAACGCCAGTCGTCCACGATAGTACTTCCAACGTAGCCCACCAGTTCGAGGTCGAGATTGGTCTCTTCCTTGCCTTCACGGCGGGCCGTATCCTCGGCACTCTTGTCCTTGAATGGGTCAGTGAATCCACCAACAAACTGCCACAGGTCCGCATTGGGCTTCTGAGCTAGTAAGAGGCGTTTCTTGTCATAGTCCACGATGCCAAGGTCCACCGTTGCCTTGAACGAGGGATACTGATTCTGAACTGCGTACACCACGCCCTCACGGAAGTCTTGGGTATTCTTACCCTTGATGCCAATGCGTCGGCGCACTTCACTGGCAGAGATGTACTTGCTGGGAACGAGTTCGATGGTGGGATAGTGCCCCATGTAGCCATTGATGAAGCTGTCTCGGCTGCCGTACAAGAGCACTTTGAGATTAGGTCCAACGGTCTTGGCAATTTGTTTGTCGAGGTTCTTGCTCCATATTTCGTTGTTTCCAACGTCGTCAATGTAGAGCACTTCCACGTCCTTGTAGGCTTCCTCAAGCATAAGCTTTCGGATAGCAAAGTCGAAGGGATTATTGAATGTGCATTTGAGCGGGGATAGGCCGAGGAAGATTAGGACTCGGGGATGATTCGCTCGAACGATGTCGAGGATTTCCTTGTGTCCTTCGTGGAGGAAAGGCGATTGGAATCTCGCCACTATTACGCCAACGTCGGCGTTTTGTTCAGTCGTCTTCATATAGAAACCGTATCTTGTATCTTGGTTTACTACTCTGCCATCGGAGCCTTATTGAATCTCGGCTACCGACTTCAACAATATATATTGTTGATTATGGTGAAAGTGTAACACATACACTTTTTATTGTCAACTATTTTCTTTAGGCTGTAACCAGTCTTCCGAAACTTCGGTTGTCTCCCAGTAGAGCCGAGGGCATGGGACGCCAGTACCTTTGATGCCACGCATGGCCTTGAACGGCTGATTGGTCATGTGGGCGTTCCACGCTGTCATAAGTTGACAGAAGTTGGTCTCGGGACGATTACGTTCACCAGAAGCCAACTTTGCTTTCCTTTTCTCAAGCCATTGGCGAATGCCGTGCATGGCAGTTCCAATTTGCAGACCATCGTTCACGATAATCTTACGAACGAACTCACGCACTTCCGTAGCATCCTCGGGCTTCTCGCTCGCCAGTTGAATCAGAGCCACAGCTTGGCTTGGGCTAACGATTGGCTTGGTGCCGAGTCTCTTGATGAACTTCACGGCATCTTCCACAGCGGCTTGGTTCTTCTCGTAGTAGTCGTCCGCATCACTGCGGCAGCGAACCACGTCACCACCATCCAGTGTGATGGCATGTTCCTTATACTTAAGAATGAAATTGACTCCAGGTCCCGTCTTGGAATCGGCCCGACCATTCCTGTCCGAGAAGCTACGGGCAGACCCCGTATCAGTCTTCTTGAAGACTGTCTCGTCATCCGTAGTGAACACCCACACGGGCAACGGAACGCCGCTTTTCATGACAGCAGCACAGCGGTTCTGTCCGTCCACCAGATGCTTAATCCCACCGTATATCTTCTTTTTGGTGTCATCGTAGAAAGTCATACATTCCACGAGAGAGCCACGCCCCTTTCCGAAGGCAAGGTAAAGTGACTCGATGTTGTGGTTCTTGGGGTCACGCTGAATCCTCGGGTCAATCGTCTGGCGATACTCGTTCCCAAGTGCTGGTGTGAGATACACCAACCTCATGGACACGTTGTTCTTCTTACCGGGAGCCCTGACGACAGCAATGATTTCGAGCTGGCCAGATGGAAAAGAAATTGAATATCCAGTTGGAAGCTTGTCAGAATACACGGGCTGGTCGAGAGTTTCGTTCAGTTCAAAGTCGAAGCCCTCGGCTTTGGTCTCGATTCCTTCTAGCGTTTGTGTCTTTGTCTTTTGCGTCATAACTTTCATATTATTAACTGACATTTTGAAGATAAACCTATGAACTAGGTGCCTCTTCGGGTTTGTTTTTATCCGGCTTTCAATGCGAAGCTTTCCAGACTCCAGCATTTCCGAAATCGTTTCTATAGTGAACTCTGGATTGTCTATCAAAGACATCCTATATGGTTTCACTAGCCTCGGAGCTATTAGTGCTGCTTCAACCAAGGCGATAAATCTAAGCTTAATGTTATACCTATTCAAGATGTACTTGGTAGGCATTCTTACAAATTTCTCTCCATCATACGAGAGAGTCAACCACTTACTATTTAGTTTCGCATCTACTCGGCGGTCAAGGCGAGTGTAACCATCCCCAAGTTCATTGGCCCCATGTCTCCTGATAAACTTGTGCGGGTCGCCCATCCATTTGATAATGTCATCAGCCGCCACTTCGATTTGTGTCACCATGCCGTTCTTGCGGGTGCAAGATTTTAGCTCAAGCTTATGCTTAGGAAAGTCTGCCCCTCCCTGTTCATTCAGGAAGGCTTCAACTTCCACCCGAGACATGAATTGCTGCCCAAAGGCTCCTGAATATTTTCCCGGTCCCAAATGGTAAACCTGCCCCATTAGGTTACGGAAGCGGTCAAGGATAGAATGAATACTTTTGAAGTCTGACATTAAAATCCTGCGGCTTTCAGCACATTGCGAAGGGCTTGTTCTGGGTCTTGCTCTGGCTCCAAAGCTCCCGCCTGTGCCAACATAGCAATCAGGTTTGGGCCATAAGATTCTGCAATTCGATACACGTTCCGCCAGTAAGCGGCCTGTTGAAGGATGTTCATCTTGGACCCATCGGGTGGCATCCATGCTTCGAGAGCGTACCTCTCGGGCAATTCCAACTCCCTCGGGGATGTAACCTCCCCCGTTTCATCATCGGCAATGAATTGAATTTCTGTATCCATATTACCAGTGTTTGATGAACATGTGGAGAATGACGTACACGATGCCAAGGATAATCCCATCGGCGAAAGTACCTGAGATGAAGTCTATGAGCGTTCGACGGATGCCTAATTCAATAAAGGCGAAGATCCCCCACAGCACTAAGAAAACGATTTCAAGAGTTCCCATATGTTAGTTCATTGTTGCCGTATCATGCCCCAGTCCCATCACCCCAAGTAGAGTGATGACGAGGGCAGCTACGAAAATGATAGCCAGTGGCACGCCCCATTTGTCGAACTTCTTGTCGAGGTAGGCTAACATAGCCCCGCCTAAGAAGGTTAACCATAGGACACCGACAAGCATTAGCATTAAAGGATTCATTTTTTGTAGATTTCTTGCCACACTTGAACTGGAGTGCGTTTCTTGTTTTTGAGTTGTTCCTGTGCCCACTCGGCCATTTCGGGGCCGATGTACATGCCATTCAGGGCACCCACCAACATGAAGCCCGCAAGGCACTCTTCAAGGTTTTCGATTTTGGTTTGCGTTTTTTTATCCATATTCAGTCACATAGAAGTTCAGTTACAACGTCGTCGGTTAATGGAGCCCAATTCTCAATCTTCCCCGTCTCAGTGTCGAGCGTAAAGCGAACATAGTCACCGCCGCCAATGCCCAATCCTCGGGTCACATACCCTTGCTTATTTATTCCTAGCTCAGGCACTCGGGCTTGAAAACGATCATCGCACTTGGCAGTAATGTGTACTTTCATAGGTCTTCTCCCGCAGCTTCCTCGGCAATGTCTTGCAGTTCTTTCTTCTTATCTCGCAATTCATCGGCCAACCATTGCACCCGTTCAAACTCGGTCATTGGGTACTCAGTAATATCATTCTTACGCTTCCCGTATTTAATGCGGATGGTTGGAGCATCGGCGAGATTCAGGATGCCCTTGATTTCTTTGAGTTGTTGGGCGGCTGTCATCGTCTGATTCTCCACATTGAGTACCACTTCCAACATTGCCACTTGATACGCCCCGGAATTTGCCATCGAATCATACAAAACCAGAAAGCAATGGCAAACACTCCACTAGTGAATTGAAGAGCCGGGGATGCCTGGAACGGGAAGTGCCATCCAAGGACAATAAGATAGATGGGGATGCGGATAAGAGCAAGAAGGAACAGTGAGACAATAAACCATGCTATGGCATCACCGAGGCCGGAAATTTCTCGCCACGTCCCACGCTTATCCATTGCGTTGGAGACAGCGATCATCATTGCGATTGAAAACAGAATATCCATAACTACGAACACTATACCACAGGTTTATAAAATGTCAAGCCTCTCCTAAAATTACTGGTTGAAGTTCATCCCTTAGCAAGTCGAAAGGGCTGATATAGCAGAGGCCCACCTTGTAGTCTGCGTAGGCCACCGTGCGTTTCTGGAAGTAAAGCATAACATTGTCCATGACACTACGGTACTCATCGTAGAACACAACGTTGTTGGTGAGCCGAAATTTGGCATACTCGGGGATAGAGAAAGCATCCCAATCTATATGGTCTCGGGAGAATTCAACGTAGGGACCACGCTTGCCAATAACCACACGTAAGTAACCTCTTGCCAGTAGAACACCCGAGGTAGAAAAGAATTTCAAATCTGCCCCATGCTCGACGTTAATCAGTAACCTATTGGCGAACTTGCTCATAGAAAATAAAAGGGCGAGGGACCACCCGAAAGGCCCCTCGCCAACAGTCCCGTGAACGCTAGAAAACGAGTACTGTTCTTCTTACGAAGATGTTAAACGACATGATAGCCAGTAGTGTAGCCTCGAATAATCTCGGCTTGAGCGGGGCTGTCGGCACCCTGTTCATCACCACTGAGCCACTTGGGACCACGCCCATTGGCACGGTCTTGTTGACCTGCGGCAAGTCCTTCGGCGTAGCGTCCGGAGTTGCCCATTCTGGTCTCGATATAAGTAACTATATCCGAAACTGTCGCCGAGATGAATTTTTCGGCATCTTCATCAGGAATCTCAAATCCGAATTCCTCTTCAACGGCCATGGTCAGTTCCACCCCGTCAAGGGAATTTATACCAAAGGCGGAATTATCCATTCTGTCGTTGGGCTTGATGACGGATTCACTGAGATCGAGCAGTTTGGATATTAGGGCACGGACTTTGATATACGTAGGATTGGTTGGCTGTTCATCACAACGGCAATCCCGATAGTCGGTCTTGTCACAACCGCACACGTCGGTCAGCCGCACAGAGACTCCGGGGCTTTGCAGAGGCATTACGGGCACAGGAGCCACGGGAGCATTTGGAATCGGCT